TTCTATAAATGTCTTTACAGTTAAACTTCCACCTTTTCTCTCTGATGGTTCACCAATGTGTAAAAATCTAAACTTTGATCCAACAGTTCTTTTTGTAGAATTCTTCCATACGTCATGCAGTCCATGTTTATAAATCTTTATTGGTCTTGTTACACCCTGCTCTTTATATACCCAAGCATTGAAAGCGCATGTAGCCCATACTTCATCACACCGATTCATATTTTCTTTCCAGAAATGAGGCAAAAGGGTTGACTCCCAGGGTGTATATCCGATAGTATATTGAGTGGGCCTGTTGTATTTGTATGCGATGGGTGATATGAAATTGAGCTGAAGATCAGCTTTAGCGTTGTTTGGAGTGACCAAATGACCTAATTTCTGAAGGGAAGTGATTATGCCCATGCTGGCCTGGCCGTATCCAACGGCGGGATTATATCCAGATTCGGATGTAAAAAAACTTATATGCAAGGGGTACTACCTTTCGCTTCAGAATATTTTCAGTATATCACAAAGATTTTTTAAAAAAAAGTCTTGACAAGGTACAAGAAAGAGGTTATTATAATAATATGAGTAAAAACCTAAGTATTAGGTTACTTAGTTATTTATTAATATTTATATTAGGAATTAATATTACTCCTAGTATAGATTTTAGTAGATATACAAAAGAACCGTTAAAAAAGGTAAGTAACTTAGAAGATTTAAAGACTACTCGTGAATATCAGGAGTACCTTGAATCTTTAAAGAAAACCATGGAAATTGTGAAAGCTAGAACTAATAAGCTTGAGCAATTTAAAAAGGCTAAGAAGTTAACTGACGAAGACCTTGCTATTTTATTGTATTTAGTAGGCTTTGAAGGTAATGAGCTTAAGAAGGCCTGGGCTATCGCAAAAACGGAGTCCAATGGCCGCCCCGTGGCATATAATGGTAATACAAAGACTGGAGATAGTTCTTACGGGATCTTCCAAATCAATATGATTGGAAGCCTAGGGCCAGAGCGTCTTAAGAAGTTCGGGCTTGATAGCAATAAGGAGTTGCTAAATCCAGTTACCAATGCAGAAATTGCATTTCATATGTCTAAGGGTGGAGAAGATTGGTCCTCATGGATCAATTCAATCCAGAAAGCCAAAACATGGGTACTTAACTTCCCTAAAGTGGATCTAACCCCTTATAAAATACCAGTCGAAGCTTGACATTCGGTAAAATCAAATGATACAGTTAATCTATGCAAATAGATAACACTGGGGTAATTGATATCAGAGTCGTAAGACAGTGGCTTGATACTCGCACAGACTTTTCGCATAATGTTTCGTGCAGTGTCAAGCTACTTTCTGGTTTTGACGATGACGGCGTGTACCTATTTTGCTTGGAATGTAATGATAGAGTGTATATAGGACTGGACACATATAAAACAATGGAACGAGAATTAAATGGCTGAAGAAAACGATAATATTTTACTTGGAATCTATATACAACTATCAAGAGTGTATGATATGCTTATGATTATAGCCGACGGTGTTGGTAAGGGCGAAGAAGCCTTAGAGATTAGAAATCTTCATGCAGAAGGTAAGATCCTTACACCACCGCCATCACTAGTGGAGGATGAAGATGCCTAAATATTTCGTAACATTGAATCTAGAAGTAGATATCAACAAAGTCGACAATATTGATTCCATCATCGATTCTTTCGATCTTCTCGGTTCTGCTGAAAACACAGAGGTGTTAGAGGTGTCAACTGAAAAGGCAGAAGAATACGAAGATGACTTCGAAGACGAAGAGTATTAAAAAATAATCCCCCAGGATTTCTCCTAGGGGATATTTTTTAGAGCTTATTAGCCCTTTAGAGCCTTGAATGTTTTTTGATCAACAATACCAGTCTCTGGAAGACCTTTGGCCTTCTGATAAGCCTTTACAGCTTTTTCTGTTGCAGGACCAAACTCGCCGTCAGCCTTAAGTTTTAGTGCAGTTTGAACAACTTTTACTTTTTGTCCTTTTGCACCAACTTTAAGATCAACGAACTGTGCTGGCGCAGCAGGTGCTTTTGGTGCTGCTGGCTTAGCAGGTGCTGCTGGAGCGTCAGAAGATCCAACTTTAGATAGTAGTGGTAGGTTTTCTTCTCCAGCATAAACTGGACGTCCCCAACCAACTACAGCATTAATTAGCTTCTTCTTATTATTCTTTACGTATGCACGAGTTTTCTCTACGCACATTCCGCCATTTCTTTGATCGCCCTTAGCAGTTCCTGAAGTGTTACCTTCGATAACTTGAATTGTTCCATCACCGTTATTCTTGATGCAAAGTCCAACGTGTGAAATTCTGTTGACTCCATCATCTGGGAAATCGAAATAAATCCAATCTCCTGGTGTAGGATCATCGTTACGAGCATCTGCCCAACGATTATTCTTCTTAAACCAATCTGAAGCTGCAATAGTTGCTGCAGTCTTTGGGTATTTCTTTGCGTCTAGGCCTGCAGTAAATGCACACCATGAAACGAAAGATTGGCACCAAGGCAAGAAGTTTGCACCAGTCCATTTACCATACTTGGTTTCGTTATCTTTAGGTCCCTCGATAGTTCCTACTTCTTTTTTAGCAACTTCAATGATTGCTTCTAGAGAGCCTTTTGCTGACACTACTACTTCACCGTCTTCTTAGCTGCAGTTTTCTTTGCTGCTGTCTTCTTTGCGGCTGAAGCAGTCGCTGCTGTTTCTAGCTTCTTAGTTGCTTCCGCAACTACAGATGTTGCTACACGTCCAAATGCTGGATCCTTCTTATTCGCCCAACGGATTAATGTTGGAACGGCGGAAGACCAAAGAGCATTTGCAACAAGTAGCCATTCAGATGAACCAAAATCAACTGGTGATCCGACATTTGCTGTTTGCATTACGATTACAATTGCACCGATTACTTGACCTGCAAGGTTACGGGCATATGAATCTAGCATTGCTTTATTGATTGACATATATGTTTTCTCCTTTAAAATATCCTCAGTGGATATACCTCTATTCTATCAGGAATAGAAAAATGAGCAGTTTACATGGCCATGCTCAGGGCCCTTATGCCCGCACTAAGCTATCCGCAAGAAAGGTAGAACGGAAAGTAACACGGCGGTGCACATATTAATTATAGCCTACTTGATCTTAATTTGTCTAGGCTTTTTCTCTTCTGGAATCTCTCTTTTTAGAACTACATTGAGGATTCCATCCTTATAGTCAGCAGAGTCTACTTCCCAATACTCCCAAAGAGTAATAGTTTTGGCAAACTTACGAGTTGCAATACCCTTATGTAGGTATTTTGGCTCTTCGTCCTGCTTAGCTTTTTCTCCTGAGATTGTTACAACATCATCTTCGATCTTGATAGCGATCTCGTCTTTTGCAAAACCAGCGGTAGCCAGTTCTAGCACACGAGTATCCTCATCAATTTCTCTGATATTAAATGGAGGGTATGAATCCTGCCATGATGTTGCCGTAGATGCCATAGTTTGATTCCATAGATGATCTACGAACTTGAATGGGTCATAAACGCTGACCGTTGAGTTGATATAATTTACCATTTTTGCTCCTTTATTAAGCGAGTTAGATTTAGCACTCCCCGAAGCAGAGTGCTAACTATATTATATCATCTGGGTAGAGATCTAGCCAGTCGGGTCCTTCTTCCCTATCACATTTACCATCATTCTTCATATGATTATATTATCATATATAGTGATCAGTGCGCCGCCGACGATGAATATACTCCTGTATAATAGCTATATGAACCTATATGACCAATTAACCCCCGTTGAAAAAGCCTATCATGACGCCCTACTTGGAGTAGTCCAGAAATTCGGGCCCTTTGATAAAGGAAGCGGGAGTGTATGGGTCGGATATGAAGAAGGTTCAGATAATGAAAATGCCTCCATAGGGGTAAAATGCGGAAATTGCTCTTTCCATGTAGAAATTCCTGGGAGTATGGAATTGGGATGTAAGATCCTATCGTTTAATGTAGAAGAAAATGGATTATGTAGATTAGCGGCTATTCCAGATGGATTAGTGAACGCCGAAAACGATACAGACGACAATAACGATATGGATAAATTCTGGAATGGGAGCTTTATAAAATAATGTACACATATTACACTAAAATCGAAAATGTCGTCGATGGCGACACTGTAGATGTCTTTATCGACCTTGGATTCAAAGTATGGAGATCAGAGCGTATTCGCCTTGTAGGGGTAGATACAGCCGAAAAGAATACTCCGTATGGTAAGGCTACAAAAGAATATTTAACCCAACTTTTGGCGGGGAAGCTCGTAAAACTCGAAGTCTTTAAACCAGATAAATACGGTAGATACCTAGGTAAGATCTATATCAATAGTGATATTTCCATAAATGACCAAATGGTAGCCAAAGGAATGGCTAAGGGTTATATGGGAGATTCTAAAGTAGGTTTATGGACTCCCGCCGAATTAGAGAGAACAACAGTAGATATTACTCTTGAGTAAAACTCTCTAAGGCAAGAAGAAGTTCTTGTGCTATCCCGTCGAAATTTATAGTACCGTTATTAAAGTACTTTCCTGACTGTATAAGCTTTTGTAGCGTATCAGCTAAATATTGCTGTTTTGTCATCCCGTCCTCCTTAAATATTTTAGACGTAGACTATCAATTATAAGTTAAATAGTCATTATATAGCAAATATTCTTATTAGCCCTGTTTATTTATGATCTATAGGAAATGTTAATAAATTTTTATTTTGTATGATGCAGCTTTTTAAATTCGAACATCTGTTCTAATAATGAGCACATATTTGTGAGCAAGGTCACAAAGATTTTTTTCAATTTATCCCATATGTCCGTTTTGTCCTCTTGAAATTGTCGGTGGGGTGTGCTAGTATTCTACTATAACAAACTAAAGAAAGGTTGGTTCATAAAATGAATGAACAAACACTATTAACTAAACTAGGGTTCTCTACCCATTCCGCTCTTTCCGCCTCTATCGTTTCCGATGAATGGGAAAGGTTCGCTACCTGCGCTAAATGCGGGTTAGATATCTCCGCCTTTTGGATAGATGATGAAGACCGCCTATCAGGTTGGTCTAGTTGGAAAGCCACTAGCGGTCTATGCCAAGTGGCATAAATCACACCCGCTAGACGGCGTGTCGGCTTGAAAATGTCGGTCAAGTCTGATAGTCTTAAGACATAGAAAATTAAATAAGAATTAAAGGGTGTGAGCCTTAGCAAATAATCCGAAAGGTGAGCCTAAGCAAATAAAACCCTAAAAGACAAACTAAAAAGAAAGGGGACAAAATGTCCGCAAATGTCTACTCAATTGAAAACCTACTAGTAGGTAAAACCTATCGTTCTAAAACCCTAACGGGTGAAATTGTATCCGCCGAAAAGCACCCTCATGCCGTATGGTATGAAAACGCTGAGGCGTATCTTGTAGAGGTTCGCAATCCGAACTCATTCCGTAATTCATACCGCACAATAGCGGTTAGTGTGAACTAAATCACACAAACGCTACGGCGTGGCGGCTTGTAAATGTCGCCCCCGTAGTGTAGTCTAGAGACATAACAAACTAAAAGAATAGGAAATAAATAAATGAAAATCGAAACCGCAATCTGGAATGGTAAGAAAACAAGAGTGCTAGCCGTCCCTAGTTTCTCTTCATCTGAAGAGGCTCTAGAGTTTCTAAAGGAAATTCAAAAACTAGACAAAGACGCAACTTTGACAATTACCGCCGTCTCTCAATATAACTAAGAAAGGATAACTAATAAAATGGAAATTCAAATAGAATTCTCAAAATGGGGCTTCGGCTTCTATTCTGATTTTATTGCTCTAGATTTCACATGGGGTTTTCTTGGCTCCGTTGTTGTAATCTATTTTGTAAATAAAATTCTAAAGCGTAATGATATCAAACTATTTAGAAAGCGCAATAAGTAAAATGATGACTAGAAAAGACTATATAATCGCTGCTGATATTTTGAATCAAGCATATCCCGAAAATCCCGATTTGATTTTGGAAATGGCTTCGGATTTCTCTGACTATTTCGCAAAGGATAATCCTAGATTTTCCCGCCCTCGATTTTTTGAGGCAGTCAAAAAAGGCTGGTGAGATAACTCACAAAACTGATCGGCGTGTCGCCTTGACAAAAGCTGCGACACGCCCGACAGCGGCGGGCCTGTGTCCGAAATGTCCGATTTAAGACGATTTGAAAAGCCCCCAGAAATGTGGTGTAAATCACAAAAATAGTTTTGCGACACGCCCGAAAAACGGGTCAAAATGTCAGTGGTCTATGTTAGACTTTAGTCATAGAAAGGTTGAGAAAGTCTCAACAAGAAAGGTAGGTCAAAAAATGACTACACTAATAAAAGAAATAACATTGGAAAATGTTTCCGTTGATGAAGCAAACTTGATTGTTTGCGTGTTTTGCTCAGACTACGCAGGAGAAGTTTTCTGCGGTAAGTGTAATGAATACAAGGGAATAATGACCCTTGGTGAGTGGTTAGCATACACTCAAGAAAGTTGGGTGTTGTAAAAATGGCTAACTTAGAAATTTTTGAAATGAATGAAAATGGTGCTGGTTGGGTATCATTAGAAAATGCTTCCGCTTCTACTAAACTAGATTTGGAAATTGCTCTGCTAACTAAAGCAGAAGTAAAAATGTTATGCTTCAAATGCCACGTTGAAATTCCTCGTGGTAATGTTTGCGTAAATCATAAAAATGTTCGTGGTGCGATTTATTTTTCAGAATAAAAAAAATAAAAAATAAATTAGCGGCGTGTTAGCTTGACATTTCGCTAAAAAGCGGCGGCCCTGTGGATAACTTTTTGTCAATACGACACGCCGTAAAATCGCTGGAAATTTTTGTGATTTCGATCACAATGTGATGTAGGTCATATGTGATGTGGCTCACAATGTCCGATTTACCCCATTTATACCCCCGAAAATGTCAGACCCCCCTGCTAGAATACTTGTATTAGATAAAAAAGAAAGGTTGGTTCTAAAAATGACTAACACTAAAAATAAATGTAGAGTAAATGATTGCTCACACTCTAAAAAATTCATAGACCGCTATGAAATTGTAGATAACCAAGTTATCCGCAAGGATAACCATAAATGGCACTTCTGCCTAACTTGCGATAAAGTAGTTCATAAAGACTACATAAATTATCACGAAATGCGTTGTAAAATCTTTCACGATTTACAAAAAAATTGTATAGAAAAAAACCACTATGAACTAGGTGTTCATAGCACAGGCGTTGCCTGTAATCTCTAAGAAAGGAGAAAGTAATGTCAGATTATCTTGATTATCTTGATGAAATCTACGAGGAACTCGTAGAGGAATTTGGACACGAAATCGAGTCCAATTGTATCCACGAGTAATCGTGTGATACAAATCACACCCCGACACGGCGGGAAATCCCCAAAATGTCAGCCCCCAATGCTACAATTATTACCTAAAGAAAGGAAGTCAAAATGACTTATCAAGTAAGACTAGAAACCTTCAATGGTTCTGTAAAAACTCTATCCCTGCCCTCTAAAGGTGCGGTTGCTCAATTCGTATCAACTTATCCCGACACTCTCCCTGTCGGTATCTCTGTAAAGTTTGATTGTGATGTTCTTTCAATTCGTGGAGTATTGAAAGGTCGTAAGAAATAATGGAACTTTCAACTCTAAATGAAATCGGAGATTTATTTAGGAAACTTGAGGAAAAAAAGTTTCCTAATAGTTCTCTAAACTCTACAACTTCAATGGCTCGTCAAATCGGCACAATGTCGGTTTTTATTTCTGAAAAGAATGCTAAGAAAATTATCAAAATGCTAAAACAAGAAATGGAAAATAACTAATGAAAAAAAATATTCTAATCTCCTATGTCGTGGAAGCCGACACCGATTTATCCGCTATCTTTGCCCTGAATAAATCTCTCCGCTATTTACCTGATAGCGAACTAATCAAATTTGATGCCTTTGAAGTTCTAGATGTTGAGGAGAATAAATAATGATAAGCACCGCTCTAAAAATTCAAGACGCAACTCAAGAAGCGTTTCAAGATGAACAAATAATGAAAATGGCTGCTGCTATTTATCAAATGCGAAATGATGTTGATAATGAAACAATGGCTAAAATGTTATTTGAATATTCCGCAACTCTTTCTGCGCTAACTGCTACTTTGGTTAGCCACGCAATTTTATCTGAAACTCAAATGAAAGAAATGATTTCAGAAATTGAAGAATTTGAAAATATTTCTAAAGAAGTTTTAGGAGAATAAAAAAATGACAACGAATAGAATTCTAACAACGCTTGTTCAATTAATTTTGGCAGGCGTAACAATTCCACTTTTAATTTTAGCAATTAAAGATTTTAAAGCTGATCTAAAAAAAGAATAGTTCAACTTTCAACTAATTGCGACACGCCCGACAGCGGCGGGCCTGCCCGAAATGTCCGTTTTACGCATTATGTACGATTACGTGGAATTGCCAGAAATTTTTTGAAATTTACGGCGTGTCGACTTGACAGCCAGATCTTGTGAGATTTCTCACACGGCTGAGCGTCTTACTATTTGGAATTACTCGCTAGTAAGTAGAGAAATGTCAGTCGGGTCGTGTAAAATTGTAGGTATAAAGAAAGGAAAAACTAATGAGAGCATATTCCATAGTTGATTTGCTAGTAGATACTTACTATGCCCCACAATCCCTATCCCGCCGTTTCAATGGGGGGATTATCAACCACGCAGAAAAGCGTGAAGATGTCTATCCACCAGAGGGCTATGAAGCCTTCGCTATTCGCTATCGCCCAACGGGTCGTCTAAATGACCAATGGGCAACAGTAGCCGTCAGAATAACCGACTACTAAATGTCGGTGGGTTCTGATAGACTTTATTCATAAAGAAAGGAAATAAAATGTCTAATATGAAAAGACTTATTGAAAATATACTCGCTTGCGATACTTGCTACGGCAAAGGATTTACAGGTTGGGTTTCTCCAGACGGGGACTATGATTTTGAGTATTGTGAGTGTAATCCTCACAATCTTGTTCTAGAGGGTATGGAAGTGGTGTTCTAATGGAATTGTTCTTATGCGATAAATGCGATACGCTTGCTACAGTAGAAATGCGTGGCGATACACTAAAGATAACTAAATGCGCTTGCCTTGCGCTAGAATGGAAAGACTAATGGAATATAACTACTCTCTCACAATTTCCTATGACGGAAAACTATTTGGTGCGTATCGCTATACCGATATGCTTGAAGCCGTAGATGCTTGGAATAAATGCGTAGATTTTGGCGATGCTAAAGAATACGCAACCTATAACTTGTCAGACCCAATGGGTAAAATGTATACAAAGAATTTCTATCGAAATGGAGAAGTAAATGGGAAGTAATTTATCAATGGAATTAGCGGATAAGGATTTATTTCCTGAGTTAGATTTGGAGACTGCGATTACTATTCAATTGCGTTCTAATCATTACCCGCCCGTTCCTCATTCAATGGTGCCCGTGTGTATCGAAGCACTTGACGCATACAATTCAGGTGAACACGATAAAGAAATTTCATTACCAGACGGAGTAACTTGGAGAAATAAAATTACTGCGCCAGCGAATGCGATTATTGACGCTCACCACTTATGGGAATGGGTGATCGAAAGCGAATTGTAATACAATTCACACAACGCCAACGGCGTGTCGACTTGACACGACACGCCCGACAGCGGCGGGCCTGTAATGTCCGATTTATGAGCTTTACGTAGAAACGCCGAAATTTTGTGGAATGTCAGTGGGTTATGCTAGACTAGTTTATTATGAGAACGAAAAAAAATGCTGAGGAATTACGGCGACTTATGGAATTACGCCGTAGTAATGCAGCCACGCCTGTAAAAAATAAAAAGGCGTATTCTCGCAAGCGCAAGCATAAATGTCGCCCCTATGGTGTAGAATAGAATAAAGAAAGAAAGGTGCCCCATGAAACTAAAACGCTCTAATGATAGAAAGGTTGCAAATGCAGTCTCCCCAAATGGAAAAACCCCAACAATCGCCAACACTTTCGGTCTACCTGCTGGAAAAAATTTCTCGTGTCCTGGTGCCACTAGTGTTTGTGAAAGCGTTTGCTATGCAGGAAAACTCGAAAAAATCTACAAGGGAGTAAAGGCTACTCTTCTTCACAATTGGGAATTACTAAAAGACGCTGACTACGACACTATGGTGTCTCTTCTTGATGAAATGATTATTGATTTCAAGGCTGACTGTGTAAAGCGTAATGCAAAACAATTGTTCCGTATCCATTGGGATGGAGATTTCTTTAACGATACTTATACAATCGCATGGGCCGAAATTGTTCGCCGTCATCCCGACATTCAATTTTGGGTCTACACTCGTGTAAAGTCTGCGGCGGAATTGCTTAAGGGTATCCCTAACCTATCTCTTTATTTCTCTACCGACGACGAAAACGTATCCATTGCTGAAGATTTAAAAATTAATCATGGTGTACGCCTGGCATACTTAGGCAAAACGTTTGCGTTAACCGAAAACAAAATGAAAGAATTAACTGGCAAGGTTGGTGCAAAGTGCCCTGAAAATGCAAAACGTATTCCATTAATTTCTACAAATGGCTCTGCGTGTGTATCATGCGGACTATGTGTTTATGGTAAGGCCGACATTAGATTTAGCGCAACTAAAAAATAAATGGGTTACTTGCTACTAATAGCAGGAGCTGGGATCTTCGTGGTCCCCGCCCTGCTTGTTTATATCTTATACCGTAAGAGCTGAGGCCCGCCCCGCCGCAAGGCGTTTGTCAAATTACGACATTGTGATTTTTCCCACAAAAGTTTTTTAGAAAATGTCCGATTTGTCCGTATTCGTATTTGCGCTCTGTCGGTCTGAAATGCTAAACTATTATTACCAACAAACGAAAGGAAGCAAAAATGGCTAAGACACCAAAAATCGGTGAAACCATTACAACTGCTCAGAGCAAAGTTTCTGGCGTTGTAAAGGAAGTCGTAAAGAACCCATCTGGCTCGGTGCGTGTTCGTCTTGATGTAGAGGGCGAAACTCGCTGGACTACTATCAAGTAGTTTATCAGATGAAACTGACCTGAGCAAGTCAATGCTAAACTGCTCACCAATTTTATTCTGTCGGTAAGGTCTGATAGAATAGTAATACCAACTAAGAAAGGAAACAAATGGCAAGAAATGGCAAATCCATTAGCGTGAAAATCGCTACCTCTAAGGTTATCAAAGCCTTAGAAACCAAGTTAGCAAAACTAAATGCTGACTACGCAAAGCAAGACGAGAACGAGGCAAAGTTCCGTAAGGCACAAGAAAAATGGCAGAAGGAAGTAGGAGTATGGGCAGTTAGCAAAATTGCTAAA